TTAAAGGTTGGGTACTGCAAACCAAAAATGGACGGGGTAAATACCAAATTCATTCTCTCGTACTTCCCATTGCTTTGTTGGTATATCGTAAATACCAATTCCCGTCACCCAAGTATCATTAAATTGATTCCACATTTTCACAACGCACTCAAAGGTGTTTGTCGGTAGTTCATTTTTTACATCTTTCCACATAATTTATTTCTCTTTTGTTTTAAAGGTTAATAATGCCAATAATCTGTAATACTGGCAAAAGTTAGTTTTATATGTTGTTGCGTATTTATACGCTTATATACTTTACACTTTGAGTGCTTTTTATTTTACACTTTGTCACACTGCGGTGTAAGGTTTCTATTTACAATCTGGATAGGTGCAGTTGTTGTTTAGTCTGCAACTTTCACCTTCTCTTTTGATATGCTTACACCTTTTGTTGGCTTCTAATTTCTCCAGAGAATCTTTTACTATAGCATACCAAGACCACTTATCCTTGTCAGCGTTCCAAAGTTTCTCGTACATCTCAAGTAGTATCTCTCTATTTGTCATATTATTGCTTATTGCGATATGCGATATTGCCCTTATTCTGTACATCATAGTGTACATTTTTACCCCTACTTTGTAACAAATTGTGGCTCATTTTGTGACAATTTAAGGCTCATCGTTGTGAGGATTTGCGAATGTGTACCATTTTGGTACGCATCAAGGCAAGTCTTCCTCAGTTACACGAATAACAATCTCATTTTTACCTCTGCGTTGTAGTATGTTGCGTAGTTTACGTGCTTGTTCGATGGTGTTGTAAGTGCCGTATGTAACCCCCTTACAAATAACTTTAAATAACTTTTTCATAGCAGGTTCTTTAATCTAATTAATTCTTTATTCATACTCTTGACCCTAGCATTGCTTATCTTCAGCTCTTTAGAAAGAACTTCATTCTCTCTAGATAGTAATTCTAATTTGTTTTCTGAATTAGCAATCTTAGCCTTCCATCTCTTGTTATTCTCTTCTATTATTCTCTCTATGTCTATTTTAGGATTAGCTGTTTTAATCTTCTTTCTTACATATTCAGAGACTGTCTCATCATATACAGACATAGCTTCAGCTACCATTGAGGAAACGGTATCGTATATATTTCTAAAGTTCTTATCGTACAATATATTACCTTCCTTATTCTTCATAGCGTGTACTACGGTGGTGTGATCACGATTAATAATCCCACCGATTTGAGCCATAGGAAGCGTGGTCATCTCAACGGCAGCAATAGCAAAAGAATGTCTGTAAATTACATTTCTTCTATCTCTGGTATCTTTTATTTGATTGTCAGTTTGAATAGCTTTCCAAAGCTCTTGCATCATTCTATACTGGTCAGCATAGAATAGGTTCATATTAGTCTTAGTCTTCATTTAAATCAAAATTGTGAATTTCCTCTAATGTCATATTTACTATCTTATCTACACCTCTTTGAATCTGCATAAAGATTCCTTCTTGGTCCAAGGGGATAGCGTTATTAACTAGTGGAGTAGTAAATCTCTCAAGCTTCTTCTCTAAGTTATTCAGAGATTTCTTTATGTCTTGTCTGTACAGATGCGGTACGTTTTTTATCTCGTCCATTTGTTCGAGTGTACATTGCATCAGTATCACTAACTTCATTACTTTACGGAACTTCTTCAGTCCATCTTCATTCATCTCAGTCATCTAGTGAATCTTTAATTAATCTTGTAATCTTCTCTTCATCTAAATGCATTATCCTACGAAGCTTCTGTCTTTCCTTAACTTTAGCCTTCTCGTAATCAGACTTAGAACAGTCAGTTCCAAGATTCGTAAACATAATTGCATTCTGTTTTAATACACAGTCTATAATCTTCTTGTGTTCTGAATTGTCGTGGTAAGCCATAATAATATCAATTGGTTATCCACAAATATAAAAGAAGCGGTTAATATATCCAAGTAAATTAGCCAAGAACTTGTTTAATGATATATTACCGCCTCAGTGTCTTTGATATCCTTTGCTAATGAATGACCTCCCAAAGAGGCAGGGGCTTAGCTTGACCGTCCACTATCATCAGTGTATGTATAACGGCAGGATAACCTTCACTCCCCAAGACATCGGAGAGTTATGTTAGCCCCTCTTAATATCTTAATAGCTTTAATCTACGCTCGTATTTCTTTATAAGTCTAGAGGAAGCGGTAATCTTATTACTGCTATCAACATCTAGTATACCATTGTTCTTGAGACATACGTTAATGATGTCCCATCTTAATTCAGTGATGTACTTGTCTACGTACATCTTATGCTTCATAATTCTAGTGATCTTCATAACTATCTATTTAATATATTATCTATTGCTTCCTGCATAATCTTATCAATAAGAACAGTATACAATTCATCATCAATCATATTGTTACCTATAGCTTCAGCGTAAGCATCGGAAGCTTGGAACTTACCTATAACGTAAGCTAAGTATATCTTAGCATCTACCGCATCATTGTTATCATTACCCATAGTTTTGATAACATCAAATATCTCATCACGAGAAAACTCATCGTTCATAGATATACCGAACATCAGTTCGCTATACAATCTCTTGAAGTCTTTTAATACCTCAGCAGTAGCGCCCTCTTGTAGTAGTCGCTCCAGCCATCTGTTACAATCATTCATATATTCTCTTTAAATAAATTCTAGAAGGGTAGTACCCAAACATACGCTTATACTTCTTGTCAAGCAAAACTTTAGTACCGTATCCATTGTGATTGTACACAGCACCACCTCTAGTAGTAGACATATACTTCATAAAGTCTGCACCATCAAAGCGTTCATCTGAGAATCGGTAGAACACTATACCTGTACCTTTAACATCAGACTTGATTACAAGTATCAATCCGTTGTCAGCAGTACGCCTTTGGGAATCAGTCCATATCTCTTGGACATCATTGTCAGTTATAAGATAACTAACTAGTGGTTTCTTAAACCACAACATTAACCGGTTTAAAAACATAACCATTAAGATTTAATTGAATATAGTACACCCTAATTGGATAACGAGGGAGGGGGCTGTTGGATGCCCCTCCCATCTGAGCATACAGATATCCCGAAGTTAGGATGTATGCTTGACATAATCAAGTCAAGTTATTAACTGATCAACTCTTCATACTTGATTACCTTGTCGGCTTGTTTAATCATTTGTTTAACAGCGAATTGCATATACCCTCTTTTAGCTTTACTTAATTGTTCTTGAAGGTAGTTATCCACATATGCTTTTACTTCTTCTTTGGTCTTCCAACCTTTTTTCTGATAGTTGAAGTACATAGCTAGTAGTTCTGTTTCCGGTGTGCTAAATTTTTTTGCAGGCATAATTATTTAATTTAAGTTGTTGTAGTTAAAGTATTACTTTAAGTGTGAAACTAATTGTTTCACGTTAGTGTGATTCCATATAAGAAAAAGAATCGTTGAGTAGCCAAAGGACTTGCTCCCTTGCTTCTTTCTCTGTTTCTCCATATAGATTTATAGCAGACATATGCTCGCCAATCTCACAGCTAACCCAGTAATTCATTGCCTCACTTGACAGATTTACTCGGTACATATAACCATCTTCTTGCCAGCCTTCTCTGGGTCCGTAAAATTCAATACCATCACGATGGACTAGCGGATGTTTTAATGCTTCATCTAATGTTGTTACTTTTTTGTAGGATTTAAAATTATCCCCTTCTTTGTACTGATCCTTGTAAATTGATGACATAATTATTTAATTTAATTTCTTAGCAATATGAAAGTGTCTGTCTATCTCAATAGGTACTTCATAAACATCCCCTGTCTTAGGGTCTTCCCATATCTCTACCTCCCCACCGTATTGTACCTCTACAAATTCAAGGTGGTCATAAGGTCCTTCGCCTAATGCACTATGCTTATTCATAATAATTAATGTTCTAATATTTTAATATCCTTACTTCCTTTTCCTAACGTACCACTACACAAGCCACAGCTTGCACAGTTTGATCTGAATCCTGCCTCAGCACTAGCCGGGCAAGTAACCGCATATTCATAGCCAGTCTTACTGGATATAAACGAGCGGAAGTTCCATACTCTAGCCATATTAGATGCATCTTGACTATGAGTGCTAGCCATAAACCATTGTTCATATCCTCTAGCTAGATTCTTTTGCCATTGGTGAGTGTAACCAGTCCAAGACTTAGAAGCATAAGCCATAGCTCTAACTAAACTAATAGGTAATAGTACCGGCTCCCCATATGTACCGAACCTTACATAAGTATCTTTACACATAGCTACTACATCAAGAAACTTATCAGCATCAAGCGGAGTTAGTTCAGAGAACTTAATAGATCTAAGCATACTAATGAAGCCTACATACTGATTGAACTTATGAGTATAACACCCACCCTTACCTTGATTACCGGAGTAAGGGCAGTCCATACAGTTAGTACCATCCATAGCAAAGAACTTCTTCATACCGAATCCTTTACTAGTAGTAGCTAGTAGCCATTGGTCTTTACTGAAAGTGTAGGTCTGAACTAAATCAGACCCATCACTTATCTTCTTGTTACTTGTTTTACCCTTGCGAACAACAAACACATTGTCATTCTCAAGCCATACTATTCTCATAACTATTGTATTTCTAAAATCTCACATAGTTTATCATATACTTCTTGTCCACTTTGACTCATACGTTGGTAGTCCCAACCTAAATCAATTACCAGATCTTTAATATCTCCTATGTTCATAGCTCAGTTTCTTTTATGTTCTTTAATTAGTTCTTCAACATCATTATACAGTAGTTCCCATTCGTTATGAATAGATGCACCTTCATCAGAGATTTCCATTCTAAACAGGCAGTACAATGAGTTGATTTCAGCATCCAATTCTGGATATAACTTTACTTGATTCTTGCAATAGTCAGTTGCTTCTTGAATAATACTCATTACTTATTGATATTTAATTTAGCACTTACCATAACCTCAAGACTATCAGCGAACTGCTGAATAGCGGTGTGAATCATAGACTCAACAGCATCTTGACTGATACCATTACCAATGCCTTGATTCTCAATCTCTTCAGATATTAGTTGGTGCATACCATCTCGGTCAGCAATCTTCTCAGACACAGTCTGAGCAAGTGTATCTATATCAATAACATCATTCAAATACTCTTGAAGATTACTGTAATCTATATGCTCTGCAAGCTCTGATATATCTAACTCTCTAGCTATATCATCAGCACTTACATACTCAGATAACTCGTACATATCTAAGTGCTTAGATAATTCTCTAACGTTGAAGCATCCGGCAATATCATCTAGATCAAAATACCCTGCTAATGTATCGTAGTCGATACCATTAGATGCTTCACTAGTCCAGTCAACATTTACAATTTCTTGTTCTAATCTATGAGAGTGTGCTTTTACATACTCTAACTCTTGTTGGATTTTGTCAAGACCCAAGAACTTGATAATAAACTTTTTCATTACACTTATTTATTTAAAGAAGCCATCAGCTTCTAGGTTATTCATTTGTTCATCATACATTTCCTCAATGGTAGTAAAGGCATCATCTTTTAATTGAGTAATTAACCACTCAATCTCTGCCTCTTTGTCCATTACATAAGGGTATATGTTAGCTATATACCACTCAGCTACTTCATCTCTCTTATTCATATAACTTATTTAAATTAAAGTACGTTGGTTCACTTTCTATTTGACTTAACTTTATCACATTACCATCGCTCATCTCAGCGTACATAATATCTTCATCATCATCCCATTCAGTCCAATAAAATATATTGTTCACAAAGTATAGATCAAGCAGTTCATCATCACTCATCTTACTATAATCTAGGTCTAAGTCTAATGATGTATCTCTATATCTTATTTCTTCTATGGTATCTTTCTCATACTTAGTATAGAAATCACCATCGCCCCAACACCAGCCTTCATTCATACCTTCACCGGTAATGTTGCATTTTCTAGCCCACTTACGGACTATGTCTTTCTTTGTATAAATCTTTTCCATAACTCATTTAAATAAAAAGCCCCACCCCCGAAGGGGCAGGACTCCAACCAAAAACCTATTACCGAGTTAGATTAAGATGCCCTCGGTATTAGCATCAACAAATTTCATAATCTCATTGTAAGCCGTATTGCTTAGTTTGAAACCACCACCATTCATCAAGTAATTATTCTTATCATCAATAGACTTGAAGTTCTGCTCGTGGTTAGTGTATCTAGTAACTGCATTGAACAGCGACCACATAGTCTTACCGTGATTATTAATCTCAGTGATAAGGTTATTACTAAATGTCTCTACTTGATTACGCTTACGAGTACTGATGTCATCTTGGTTAGCATCTAATCCAATACTAAACATAGCACGAACCGTTCTATCAATAGCCTCATCTTTAATATCAGTAGACTGCATAGCCTTGAATGTATCAATCAACCGCATCTCATTAGCTAATGTCATCTTGATCTGTTTAACATTCTCTTGGATGTTAGCATCAGCACTGATGGTATGGCGGAATCTATTACTACCCTTACTAGCAGCGTGGAATGTATTACTACATATGATAACCATATTAGAATACCCAAGAGTAATAGCACTAGTACCATCGTGGCTATTAGTAGTAGTAAGCCAACGCTTGATACCACTATTACCTACAATATCTTGAGGCAACTCAGCCTGTAAGAATACCTTATTACCATTACTAAGCGTACCGCCTCTATTAACATCAAGACCTACCTCGTTAGTAATGTCAACCATATTAGATACTAGTTGGTGATTCTGATACGGCTCGTATCTATTACCTACTGTACCTAACCACCTGTTATTATCATTACGGAAGATACCGAATGATTCAGTAGTTAAACCATCGACTGATACAAGTTCTTTCTTGTTAACAGTCCAATTCAATCCAGTCGCTTCCAATACTTGGAAGACTTTTTCCTGCTTAGTCATACAATTAAATTTACAGGGTTAATAAAAAGCCCCACCATTTTGGTAGGGCTGTTAGTTAATTAAGATAAACTTCCTTCACCATTGTCGGCAAAGGAATAGAAACCATCTTCGGTTACTATAATGTGGTCGAGCAAACTTATATCTAGCAAATCACAAGCACTCTTTAGTTGCTTAGTTTGTCTCCTATCATTCTCACTAGGTTGCTTAGCACCACTTGGATGGTTGTGTGCTACAATTATAGCAGTACAATTACCAACCAACGCCTTCTTTAGTATCAATCTTTTGTCAACAAGAGTACCTGTAATACCACCAATGTGCATTATCTCAGTCCATAATACTTGGTTCGCTCTATTAAGATAGGCTACTAAGAATAGTTCTCTCTCTTTAATCTCATTGCCTATAACTTCTTTGAACATCTTATAAGCAGTTGAACTATTTCTAATTGCTAGTTCATTAACAACATCAGCGGGCTTGTAATCTACTACCGCTTCTCCGATAAATACTTTCTTTAATTCCATAACATATAATTTATTTGTGTATTGTTGTCCGTCTTTCGGACATCTCCATTCAAGGTAAGGCGAACTTTCTTCCCTTTTTACATTGAAAAGAATTTTGTTTGTACTTCGTACAAACGAAAATTCTTCTCAATGTAGATTCTCAGTACCAACCGAAGTAGTACAAGTCCCCATCTTTTATATCTCCATCAGATAGTATAGGAGTTATATCTCTTATTGTATCTTCTAACTTTTTAAAGTACCACTCATCGTACTCAGTACTACCAAAGAAGAAGCCACTAGTAGTAGGTAATAACTCATCAGCCCTACTCCTATCTTCTAATACCATAGTACATCTATCTAATAACATACCTAACATATCCTTAGTAACCTCAATAGACTCACAACTTTCGTGTTGGTCTTTAATGCTGGTAAAGAAGTTATGTATAGCATTAGCTTTTCTCCAATAAACTAATTCAGTATCAACCGAGTCCTCATCTTTATTAACTCTTACTCGCTTCATTAAATACATATCCAATCCCATAACTATTCTGATTTATTTGTTAATACTACCGACTCCAATACACTATTAGTCTCTTGGTCAAAGATGTCCTCAAAGACATAGTTTACATCTTCTATATCTGAGTCAAAATCAAACCTATAATATACCTCTATATCTTCTAAGTGTACACCATTAGACTCACTTAAATGAGTTAGTTGCGCTATTAATTCTCTTGCATTCATAACTAAATAAATAATTGTTTCTCTAAATCAAAATACTCCGTAACCCTAATATCATCAGACCAAAACTCTTTAGCCAATGATAAACTACCTGTACTACCATTAGCCACTTTATTACGACTCGGTATCTCATTGCCCCAGTAATCATAGTGGTCTACCAATGGTAAGAAACAAACACCAGCATTTAGATAGCCCATACATCTTCTACCTATCGCTCCTTCCATCTTCCAAGCATTACCATTATCAATTAGATCTTGATAATAGTCTACCTCATACTGCTCTTGCAGTCTCTTTACATCTCTTATTGTCATAACTATACTCTTAAAACATCTAACATATCACTCACTAAACTATTACTTGATTGGTCTAACGACATTAACCTATTAACCTTATCAGTAACCGCCTCCTCATCTAACCAACCTACAACCTCGTTAACAAACTCTTTCCTATCGAAGTTAGTATCGTTATAATATACAGGTTCATCAACCCAAAACACACCTAATTCATATAGCCCCTCATCACCACCATAACTATGCTTATGACTTACTATACTTATGTCAAAGCAATCCAATGATATTACCATTTGAATACCATCTTCTTCACCTAACCCTATCTTATTCAATCTAAACCTATTCATATCAGCTATTTATTATCTTTAGCAATACATCTCTTATGTCATCTATCTGAGCCTTACTTCTAGACTTTAGATACTTACTTCTTACCGGGTCTATATTATTAGCCTGCTTAACTTGGCTTACCCGATGACCTATACTAGGCTTACTTACCTTAGTTAGATTACTATCTCTGTTGTAATCTTGTCGCTTAATAGATTCTTTGATTCTATTATCCTCATTAGCATCAACTGATGACACTGAATTAATTATCTTATTCCAATTAGCAATCATAATACTTGAATTAAAAACAAAAAAAAAGAGTCCCCGAAGGGACTCTCTAAGTCTTACTTGATAGTATCGGCTATCTCAATAGCGTGAAGGATACCCTCAGCGCTACTCTTTAGAGTAGCAATCATAGCATCTAGTTTGGCTTGATTGTTAGACCGACCATTCTTACTCACCTCCGGTGAGTATTTAGAGGTTTCAGCCGAAGCAACCCTTGGTTGCTTAGTAGAAGTCTTAGGATAAGACTTCTTAGGGGAATCACCGAACAACTTAGATTGTAAATCTAAGTTGGCTTTGTTGAAAGCCTCAATCTCAGCAGGGCTGAGGTCTGGATTCCAGATTAGTAAGTTCTTAAACTTCTTGTAGTAGAAGAATTGAGCCTGTTTCTTTGAAACAGCGTTGTTGATTTGGTTAACTCTGAACTCTAGAGTCTCACTGAAAGTGTAATCTTTCATAACATAAAGGTTTTTGATGTCCGACTTCGGTGTCGAACACTGCAAATGAGGGACAAAACTTTCGAAAAAAAAAGTTGTTTTTCAGATATTTTTTCCCTTTAGGGGAAAAAGATATCTGGTCTGACGGCAAGTGGTCGGAGCCTCGTGTAGTATCTCCATAGAGTAGTAAGGGATTTAATTCTAAGGGTTTAGGGAAGGGATTGATAGCGAGGTCTGTAAGACCGAGCAAGAATCATAGCCTTAACTCTAAGCCTAGTAAAAACCCTAAAAGTTTCTAATTGGCTAAGAGGTTGGAAGGGGGTAGGGGTTTATAATCTGTTTTGGGTTAGAAACTGAACCGTGCAGTATAGTATATAATCCCCAAAATATACATTACTCGCATAAAAATTCAAGACCTGTGTATTCTGACACTTAAAGTGATACTTTAACTGTGTGGTTTTAAGATGGTGATTTGGAATCGGATAGGCAAACAAAAGACCGACTCTTGTCGGAAGAATATGATGCGCCCTTGATGTCAATCTGAAAGGATTTTAACTGAGCGGTGGGGCGTTTTGGGAAGCCCACCGCAGTAGACTCGGAGTGAGTGTGAAGGGGACTAATGATGATGTCATTAGTCTTTGGTATACTAACTAAGTACTTAGCGAAGTTACAACTTTTTTTTGACATTGTCAAGACTTAAAGCTTTACTTTAACTCCAAAGCGGTATGAAACAAAATGGTATCTTTGTAGTATAATATATTGTAATTCAACTATTTAACTATGAAACGATTTATTAAGAGCATTATGAGCTTCGGGGAGATTTTTAAGAACGACAACAGTTACAATGAGAAGACCATTATTGGGTTTATGTCGTTTGCTGTGATGGTATTGGTTATGATCGCAGATGTTGGAAGCGGTTTCTTTGGTAAGGATTTAGTGATTAATGAATTTACTTACAATTCTTTCGTAATAGTGACTCTTGGTAGTTTTGGTATTGCGGGTCTAGAATCATTTGCTAAGAAATGACGAGAGGAATGGAGTTAGAGGTATTGAGGTTTAGCAGCCAGAAGGATTCAACCAATGGATTATTATTTGACGTTACAGGAGGTAAGAGACGGTTCTTATGCTATACGCTTGAGGACGAACATCGAGAGGATAAAGTTGCAGGGGAGACAAGAATCCCTTCTGGAACATATCGGATTACTCTCCGGACGACTGGAGGATTTCACGGAAGATATTTAAAGAAGTATGGGGAGATGCACAAAGGAATGTTATGGGTACGTGATGTGCCTGGCTTTGAGTATATCCTTATTCATACTGGTAATACTGACGAACACACTGCTGGGTGTCTCATTGTTGGTGATAGTCAACAAACGAATTTTGGTGATAGCGATGGTTTCATTGGTTCGTCTGGCAATGCATATAAAAGAATTTACCCTGCTATTGCTGAGGCTTTGGAGAAAGGGGAATCGGTAAGTATCTCGTATAGAAATTTTGATTTTGTAGGATGAAATGGCTGGTAAAGTTAATTCTGTTAAGCTCATTAATCAGCTGCAGCGCTCAATGGCACTTGAAGAAAGCGGTGCAAAAAGACCCATTGATTCTGGTAAAAGACACGCTGGTTGTGACGGACACGGTTGTAAGCCCACCTGTGGCTATCACGGATACTGTGATTATGAAGCAACACGATACTATAACTCTCGTGAAGGACAGGCTGAAGGTGAAGATCGTAAAGGTGAACGACACGATTACTATAGACGCCATATGCGACTCGGATACGATTATTAGTATTGTAGAGGTTCCTTATGAGAAGATATTATATGTAGAGAAGGAGACCTTCTTTGACAAGATCAAGACGTTAATCTATTTACTTATAATCATTACCTTTGTATCTGTAATCTACAGAATATCAAGACGTTAATGGGTAGGTCAGCAGAATATTACGCTAAGAATAAAGCATCTCGTGACAAGAAGAAGGAGTACGATAAGAAGTACCATTCTACAGAGGAGCGTAAGAAGTACCGTGCCTTCTTGAACAAGATGAGACGTAAGGCTGGTAGATACGGCAATGGTGATGGTATGGATTACGATCACGGTGAGAAGAAGTTTATAAGCGCAAAACGAAATAGAGCTAAGAAATGAAAGCAAAGAAATACAAAGGCGGTGGTAAGGTAACCAAGAAGATGGTTGACGATATGGACACCAAAATGCGTAACGAGCAGAACGATACAGCTACAAAACTTTCTAAAGAATTAAAGCAGGGGTACAAGATGGTTGATGGGTTCCCACGTCCACTTACTGCTGCACAGAAAGAAGATAACAAGAAGGAGCTGGCACGTACACAGGAGAAGCTAAAGAAAGGTACTAGCTACAAGTATGTAGGAACTGACCTTCCTTCTTACGGTAAAGGTGGTAAGTTAAAGAAATACCTTAAAGGCGGTCAAGTAAAGCTTGATGCAAATAAGGACGGTAAGATTTCCGGTACTGACTTTATGATGCTTCGTAAAAAATAATGAAAGCAAAAAAGAAACAAGTAATGGTGAACGCCCCTGACGGATACCACTGGATGTCCGAAGGGGGTCGCTATTACCTTATGCCTCACGAGGGGAAGTTCGTCCCCCACAAGAATGCAGCATTAAAGATGCCCTTTAAAGTAAAGGCTAAACATTAATCTGCTCCTCCCCTTCTAATTTTCTATAGAAACGCTGGACCAATAGTCTGGCTTTCTGTGTTAGTGCGTATCGCACCTTATAATTATATCTACTCTGTTCAAACATAGCCGCTTGATGAGTAGTGGGAGTCAGTCTATTGAAGTATTTATAGATAAGATCCTGCTTCACTAATGGATATATAATCTTTTCACCCATCCCTAGCTTGTTGTAAAAGAAAGATTCAGATATGTGATCAATAGTAAAGAACTGGTAGTCATAAGCAAACAACAAAAACCGCATCCTCGATTCTGTTACATTGTAATTCTTCACCATATCCCTCATCACAAGCGGATAATACTTTAGATAGCTCTTGTTTAAAGTGCTTTCGTCCCTGTATTTAAATTCTCTGAACTTGGCACGTAGATTCCGCTTTCTCATTTTTAGTAAATTTGCATTGAATACACAAAATTAAGAAAATGGCTACTCTTTCTGGGAATAAAGTAAAAGACACGTATCAAGCACTGCTTAAATTAAGCTCTAACGGTGCTACAACAACAGTAAAAACAGTAGAAGACGGATCTGGAACGTCTACAGCACTAGCTGTATCTACAGACAAAGTGCAAGTTGACGCTTTGAGCTTCTCTACAGCTCCTACAGCATCTGCAACAGAGCTTACAGGTCTTTTCCTAGATGGCAGCAACAATGTTGTAGTACGAGATTTAGACGCTAGCGCATTTACTCAAACTACTGTTGTGTTTGCAAATCCTATGTGGGTGCTTAGACCAATCGCTTCTTACACTTTAACAGCTTCAGCTGCAACCCCAGCACAAGCAGGTGTGAGTAACAGTAGCAACGGTTCTTCACACGAGGTAAACGATGCTGATAATCATTTTGAAACTAGCCTTACTACCACAGGTGCTGTAACTGTTCAGCAAGCTGGACTAGTTAAAATAGACGTTAACTTTATGCTAGAGGTAACATCTAGCAATACTGATATTATTATAGATGTCACTGAAAAACCTAGTGGTGGTTCAGCATCTATTATACAGTCTATAACTAGAGGTCACTCAGCTGCGGGAAATACAGCTATTGGTTTTTCTTTGGTTCGTCACGTTGATGCAGATACTGATCTTTACTATACTATTAGAAATTCGGGCGGAGGTGCTTCAATGCTAACTACATCTACATTTATTTTAACTAAACTTGACTAATGACTGAAAAACAAAAAGAAGCCATACTTGAGATTCAGGACTTAATGCTTGGAATTAATGCCATAATCAAAAAGTATGGTCTCGAAGATGAATTCATATCTTGCTTAGCCGTTGGATTTCTAGATATGACTACACTATATCAAGATGAAGATGGAAACGACAGGGCAAATATGAACCTAATATCTTCTGTTTCAGTAGCTGATGAGGAAGAGCTAGATGATTTGCTATCTTACTGCGTTGAGGCTTATAGAGCTGAAAACCAGCCAGATACATCTAGTATAGATTATTGGATTAACTTATCAAAAAGAGACGGGGACGTAAACTAAATCCCAGTTTCTTTACAATTGAATTAAAATGATTAGAAAAATTATTATCGGGCGTGACCCGAAAGATGCTATGGCATACTATGTGGGTATGCGAGCAGGATCAGGAAAAGTAAGCGCAATCGTTCAAGATGAGGCGCATCTGCACAAGTACAGTAAAAAACGGTATCTCATTTATATCGAGAACGAGGATGGGACTATGCTGTGGAAGGCTATTGATGATATGCCTTGCATCCTTGAGTACGATCTAAACTTTGATTGATATGAAGCCTTTAAGACACTTTGTAGTAAGGATTCCAAAGAAGTTTAAAGATGAGATAAAGTTGTCCGATGAGACAACTTTAAAGCTTGTTACAAAGTTTAATGAGTTTGAACATCGATTTAATTATGCAGAGATTATTAGCTGCCCTGTAAACTGTCCATTAGGGAACTGTGAGGGCGGCACTTTGTATTTTCATCATCACGTAGTAATGGAACAAGCTTATGATATTGGAGAAGGTCTTTACCTCGTTAACTACGACCCACTTGGAGGATATGGAAATCACTCCATCGCTGTTGAAGACAAAGATGGTGATATTACTATGCTTGGTGATTGGTGTTTCGTTCTACCCCCAGATAAGCCGGAAGAGGAAACAAGTGCTTCTGGCATTGTTCTTAGCCTCGCAAAAGAACCTGAACTGGAAGGAGAATTACTCACCCTACCCTCAGATTCAGAATGGATTGGAGCGAAGCCTGGTGATATGGTGGGTTACACAAAAAATTCTGAATACGAAATGGAACTTAAAGACGGTACTAAGGTCTATCGTATGAGGACAACAGAATTAGTTTATGTCAAAGAAGAACACTAAATTTAATACCGTAGAAGCCTCTGAGCGACTGCTCAGCTCTATGGAGATTGCAATCAACAATATGATTGATGAGATCAGGAAACCTGTAGATGCGGAACTGTCCGGATCACAGCGTAAGGCTGAACTACAAAGTATTAAACAAACAGCTACAGATGCAAAAGAGTTACTTATCGAGTACCAGCGACTCGAACAAATGGTCAGAGAACTTAGAGAAACAGGAGGAATTGAAGAAGAACAAGACTACTCCGGAGGATTCGCAGAGCGGTTCTCGAAGTAGTCAGGTCTTCTTGTACTGGGATTTTTAGTAACTTGCCCAGTACATTGCGTGGGAGTGGATGGCACTTATATCACAGTTTTCCAAGACGCACGATTGAGATGCCACACTCTTGCTCGATGAACAAGAAGCCAGTCCCCACAAAGCAATAAGAATTAATAGCTTTTTCATAGGACTGATGTTAATTTAATGTAAATATACTAAAATATAAATAAATGCAATGGCTGGTCTCAAGAAAGTTGAAGGGTATGATGAGTACGTTATCAATATATGTCCCAACAATTCGGATGGTGAGGTCATTGAGATCGGTGAAATTAATATTCAGCTTCCCAAGACCCCCGGCAAAAAGGAAATCTTATTCCACGACAAACCTCGTGAACTGCAGATGTGGGAAAGAATCCCAGTGCCTGAAGAGTTGCGTAGGATTCGTTCTATGGATGAGTGGTATGAAATGCCAAACGACTTTAAAAAGAGGTTTTCTTCGTACATCGAAAAGGAGTTTATTCGCAGGCGTGAGGGTGTCTGGTTTTATAATAATGGTGTCCCTACGTATATTACCGGAAGACACTATATGATGCTCCAGTGGAGTAAGATGGATATCGGATATGCATCTTACTTGGAGTTTCAAAGAAGGCTGTTCATACATTTTGCAGCCTGTGAAGCTGACCCAAGATCTATAGGTCAGATGTATACTAAGTGTAGACGTTCTGGATACACAAATATGTCCGCAGCTATTCTAGTAGACGAGGCTACACAAGTAAAAGATAAACTACTAGGTATTCAGTCTAAGACAGGTAAGGATGCACAGGAAAACATCTTTATGAAAAAGGTGGTTCCTATGTTTAAGTCGTATCCATTCTTCTTTAAACCGATTCAAGACGGGACTACCAACCCTCGTATGGAACTGGCTTTTCGTGAGCCATCTAAACGAATCACTAAAAAGAATAAGACTTCAAATAAAGGAGAAGCACTCAATACAATTATTAACTGGAAGAACACTACAAACAACGCTTACGATGGTGAGAAGCTTCACCTTATGTACCTAGATGAAGCGGGTAAATGGGAAAAGCCAACAGACATTAGAGAGGCTTGGCGAATTGAACGTACTTGTCTCATTGTAGGTCGTAAGATTATCGGTAAATGCTTGATGGGTAGCACTGTAAACCCTATGGACAAAGGCGGTAATCAATATAAAGAGTTGTGGCGTGATTCCGATCCTAATGATAGAAATGCCAATGGAAGGACGAAGACAGGGTTATATAGACTTTTTATTCCTGCATACGAAGCACTTGAAGGGTTCTTTGACCAGTATGGAAACCCTATTGTGGAAGATCCTAATATGCCGATTAGAACGATTGATGGAGACTATGTCGATATTGGTGCAAAAACTTATCTCAAAAACGAAAGAGAAGCTCTAAAGCACGATGCAAGAGAGCTTAATGAATTTATTCGCCAGTTCCCATTCACCATTGATGAAGCGATGCGTGATTCTATTGAGGGTTCTACATTTAATATTGGTAAGATATACGAGCAAATAGAATTCAACAGAGAGCTTTACCCGAACCCTGTGGTACGAGGAAACTTTCAGTGGAAGGATGGTATGGCTGATAAACAAGTTATGTTTAGCCCAAACCCGCAGGGTAGGTGGCGGATTGCTTGGCTGCCTCCAGAGGAGCTTCAAAACAAGTACGTTACTAAGGGAAATAAAAAATATCCAGCTAATGATCATATTGGAGTCGGTGGGGTGGATAGCTATGACTTAGATTCTACAGTAGATAACAGGGGTTCTAAGGGTGCTTGCCATATGTATAATAAGTTTAGTATGGCTGCTCCGGCAAATATGTTTGTTGCTGAATACGCTTCACGCCCACCACTAGCTAGAATCTTCTATGAAGATGTGCTTATGGCTGCTGTATTTTATGGGTATCCGTTGTTAATTGAAAACAACAAGTACGGCATCGTAAGATACTTTGAATCAAGGGGTTACGAGGAGTATGTAATGAAGAGACCGGAGCATCTCAAAACACCTGGATCTCAGAATGTAAAGACTCGTGGTATTCCATCTAACTCGCAAGATGTCATACAGGCTCACGCCCACGCTATTGAGGCATATGTTGAAGAACACGTAGGCATTAACAATGAATCAGGAGAGATGGGCAAAATGTACTTTGATAGGACATTAGAGGACTGGATTGGATATAAAATAGATAACCGAACCAAATTTGACCTTACCATTAGCGCAGGCTTAGCGCTACTTGCCGCTCAACGTGTTAAGAAAGAAAAGAAATTATCTTCATTTGATGATAAGAAGTTTTTCCGTAGATACACTAATGAGATAAGACGCTGAAACGCAGTACTTTAATTTTGTATCTTTGCGAGGAAGTATTTTGCGAAAGGCTATATGTACAACGAAAACAACGATAAAGGGAAGTATGGTAATTTCCCCGATCCATTTGCACAAAATAGAATTAAGGCATCTGTTCCTTACGGACTGAAATATGCCAAAGCCATTGAAAAACAATGGGGTCATTCTGATGATGAACGCAGTTTATTTAGACGAAGATTAAAAGACTTTGAAACTAACCGTGATTACGCAAATGGTACGCAAGACACTTCTATCTACAAGCAGATTCTTAACTCTTTGGACCCCAATAGTGGAGACGGTACTTTGCTTAATTTGGACTGGTCGCCTGTACCTATCGTACCTAAATTCGTAAAGATTGTTGTAAATAACATTCTCTCTAGAAAACCGTATCCAAATGTTACTGCCATTGATCCGCTCTCGCAGTCTGAAAAAGACCAGAAGCGGGCAGAGCAAATGTTCAAAGTAAAGAACAAAGAACTAATTAATCAGCTAAACAGTCTAGGAGTCAATACCGGTATGGATACACAAGACATACCAGAAACTCCAGAGGAAGCTGAAATCTTTATGGATTCCAATGTGAAGACAGCTGCAGAAATTGCAGCTCAAGTTGGAACCAATATGACGCTAGAGTGGAACGATTTTGATCAGCGTGTATATCGTAGAGTAGTAACAGATTTAGTTACTTGCGGTATGGGTGTTGTTAAAAGAAATAACGACCCAAACTATGGAATTACAGAAGAGTACATCGATCCAGCATACTTCTTCCATAGCTACACCGAAGACCCTACATTTAGCGACCTTATATACGCAGGGCACATCAAGAAGATTAGCATCTCAGAGCTTAAACGTATTGCTCGTGATAGCTTTACAGAAGAGCAATATGAAAAGATCGCTCAGAAGGTAAAAAGTAAATATCAAAACCGTGCTGATAAGCTTTCTTATAAATACTACGATGCTACGCTAGATAGAACGACATATGGATACGATGAATTCATTGTAGAAGTTATGGACTTTGAATTCCTTTCTGTAGACGATATGATGTTTGAAGAGAAGGAATCTCGTTTTGGGAACACTAACTTCTACTACAAAGGATTTGAGTATTCTCCTCCTAAGGAATCTGTATTCGACAGAAAGCCTAAAGCGATGAACATCGCAACTGTTTACGGTGGTAGCTTTATCATCGGTACAGATTATATGTTCGGATATGGGCTAAAGAATAATATACCTAGAAACGTACACGACTTAACAAAGGCACGTTTGTCTTATTCTGTGGTTTCAACAAACCTACGTAGAATGATGCCTAAGTCATTGGTTGGATCTGTTATTGGCTTTGCCGATCAACTCCAGCTTTCTCACCTTAAACTACAACAAGCAATCGCAAAGGCTAAGCCTGATGGATTGATTGTAGATATCGAAGGTCTAGAAAACGTACAGCTAGGACGTGGAGGAGAACTACAACCATTAGATATTCAGGACATCTATGAACAGACTGGGGTCTTTTATTACAGATCTAAAAACCCGGAGGGTGGATTTCAAAACCCTCCAGTTAGGTCTTTGGATAATAGCATTCGCAATATCAATGAGCTTATTGCTATCTACAACCATAATCTCCGCCTTATCCGTGATACAACAGGTATTAACGAAGTAATGGACGGAACGTCTCCTAAGGGAGAGCAATTAGTTGGTGTGCGTCAGCAAGCTATCGCAGCTGGTAATAACGCTATCTACGACATTACAAATGCATCAATGTATCTATATTCTAAGATATGTGAAGACATTGTCAAATGTTTGCAGATCATACCAGTGAACTCGGTTCTTTATCAGATTTATACAAAAGCTATTGGTAAAACCAATATGCAAGTACTGTCTTCATTCGGAGACTTGCCTATGTATAACTTCGGCATTAAAGTGCAAACCGAAATGGATGAGACTGAAAAAGCTTATCTAGAGCAAAACATTCAGGTTGCATTGGCTCAAAAGGAAATCGATTTAGAAGATGCAATTGCTATTCGTCAACTAAAAGACGTAGATCAAGCAGAGCGTTTGTTGATTATCAGACGTAAAAAGCGTATGAGAATGCAACAGGAAATTGCACAGCAAAATTCTCAAATGCAAGCTCAAATGAATCAGCAGACAGCTCAGGCTACATCTCAGGCGAAGATGCAGGAAATCCAAGCTCAGACACAATCTAAGCTGGCTGAAATTCAGGCAGATGCTCAAGCAAAAGCTCAGCTACTACAATTAGAATATCAACTCAAGGGTCAGTTAGAATCTATTAAAGGCTCTATTGATATGCAAGAGCGCCAAGAAGACCGAGCTTTCAGACAGGGTCTTGAGATGAGAAAAGAAGATAGAAAAGACGACAGAACAGAGAAGCAAGCTGCTCAGCAGTCTAAGATGATTTCTCAGCGTCAAGGTAAGCGTGGAGAGCTAGAAGAGCCAGGAAACGATATGCTTGACCAACTTATTGGTAATCAATGATTTAGTAAATTTGCAATATGGCAACCAGCGTAAACTTAGACATAGCATCAAGAGTAGACATCACCTGTCGCAAGGGGGATACATTCACACTAGAACTTACATTCAAAGACGAAGACGGTGAAGTCATTGACTTATCAACTGGATACGACTGGGTGATGCAGGTTCGTGAATCTGACACCTCAGCAACAGCTGCATTAAGTGGAGATTCTGATGATGAAAACGACAACGACTTCGGTTTTGTTAGTGATGCAAATGGTGTACTTACAATTACCTCACCAGCCTCTATTATGGCTACTATTGATGGAGGTATCTACGTTTACGATTTACAGTCCGTTCAAGGTTCAACTATTGTGACTTGGATGTATGGAGTGTTTAACGTAAACGAAGACGTAAGTGAGTAATATTATACAAGTACAAAGTGGCGCTAGTATAAGCGTTTCAGTAAAACAAACAGGATACAACAAGTCAACTGTTGTAAATCAACCTGTTCAAAATACTATTTCCATTCGTGGCTTAAAAGGCGGTGGTGATTTGAGTTATGTACATACTCAAGCCACCCCTGCTTCTGTATGGAATATAACCCATAGTTTGATTAAGAAGCCTGCTGTCACTATTATAGATGAAGAAGGCTATGAGGTAGAGGCTGATGTCCAGCACTTATCGGATAACGCAGTAACAATAACATTCAGTGAGCCGTTTGCAGGAACTGCCCACTTCAACTAATACAACAGATGGCTAAAAAGTTCTACACCGACATAAACCTTCTCAAGAACGAGCTACAGAATGCTGCTATTCAGAACTTAGCGGAAGCTCCTACTGATCCTGTTGAAGGTCAGATATACTACGATACTGTAGATGATGAGATCAAGTATTGGAACGGAACGAACTGGATTACTGTTGGTACTACAGGTAGTGAAGAGGGAGAAGGTATTACCATTACTGCGGACAATACAGACCCAGACTTTGGAGACATTGAAATCTCTATTAGAAATGCTGCAAACCTTACTGACGATACAGTAAGCAAGTGGGATGATACTAATGCTCAATTTGTAGACAGCGTCATTACTAGCACTGGTGCAAACGTAGGTATCAATAACGATGCACCAACTGTTGCGCTTGATGTAATAGGAGACGCTATCTTCTCAGGGAACTCAACATTCTTAGGTGGAGATTACATTGTACGACAGCTGCCATCATTCAGTATGGGCGGGAGTGGTATTGATGACGAATACCTTGTTATCTGTAAGCAAGTGGTGGCTATTCCATCGGAAGAAGAATTAGAGGAAGGCGAAAGTCAATCAGACTACTATCAGGATGCTACAGGTGTTACAGGTAGGATATACTTCTCACGAGGAAGCGCAGGGTCTTTCAATAACAACGGATATATAGATATTGTCGCTCAAGTATCTAAAGACTCAGGTAACGTAAACAACTTTGACCTCAGCGAATTTAAGATTGTGGGGGACAGCTTGTTCTTCACGCAGATTGAGGAGATTGACATTGATGGTGTCAAGTATCTTGCGCTAAAAGCTAGACCTAGCGGTGGGGGTTCTGTAAACCACTTCTTCTTTGTTGGTAACCTAAGTGATGACGGTGCAGACACCAACATCTTAACACGTGTACGTGCATCAGATGAAACTGTTACTGTTACTGACCCACAGCCTGCTGGATTTCCTATTACACCATACATCCGTCAGAATGAGAACGGCTACACAGGTATCAACAGAACTGCCCCTATTTACTGGTTAGACATTGATGCCGACAACATTAGAGTTGGATTACATACCATTGGCTCTGGTGCAGCAACACAGAAAGATAATATAGCCATTGGTGAAGGTGCTATGGCAGCTAATGCTGGAGACGGCTCTTTAGCGCTTGGTAAAAACTCATTGAATGTATCTACTGGACTGGCTGTTGTTGGTCTTGGTGAGGATACATTACGATACTCCCCTGACGCTTCTTATGCATTATCTGTAGGTACAGCTGCGGGGATGCGAGACAACGGAAGCCAGAACGTATTTGTTGGACCGTATGCTGGTCCATACTACACAGAGCTTACAGGAGGATACAACACTATTATAGGTACTCTTGCTGGAACCAACATAGAGGGTGCAGCAGAGCGAAATGTAGGTTTAGGTCAATCAGCTTTAGGTGACCTAACTACTGGTGTAAGAAACACAGCTATAGGTCAGCAAGCACTACCGACTCTAACTACGGGTTCAAGAAACATAGCCATTGGACAGGGTGCTGGTAATCTAATCACCACTGGTAGCGACAACATCTTAATCGGTAACCTAGAAACAGGTATTGAGACAGGTAGCTACAACGTTATCATTGGTAAGATTAGTGGATTAGATGCTGATTTAGCAAACACCATTCTCTTTGCAGACGGAGAGAGCAATGAGCGTATGCGTGTTGACTCTACAGGTAATGTAGGTATCGGTACAACAACTCCAAGTGATAAGCTTGATGTAGACGGTAATATCGTTATTGGTGACAAGTCTGCTACAAGCGATGTTAAGGTTATCTTCTATGACCAGGATGCTACAGGTGATGAGCTAACTAGAGCGAGCATCACGTACAACAACTCGTCTGATAAGATGACATTTAGATCTAGGAATCAAGATGTTATTACTATAGACGATGGCAATGTAGGGATTAATAAAGCAGCTCCAGTAGCTGTATTAGACATTACAGGATCTTATGCTGACAACGCTGTAAGAATTCAAAATACAGACGCTAGCTCCTATTCCTCTATTGGATTTATAGAAAGCTCAGGTACTTTAAAGGCAGCTGTCGGTGTGGGTAATTCATCAGCACCGTCTCCATATGCAGATAACGCATATTTGTACACCGTTAGTGGATCGGACTTTGTTATAGCAACAGGAACCTCTGAGAAGGCGAGAGTTACATCAGATGGTAAAGTAGGTATTGGTACTACTGATCCTATTTCTTTATTACAAGTTGGAACTAATCTTGCTCCTGATGGTGTTGCTTATATAGGTGATTATGACTCACAATTTGCAACTAACTTTTTCTATAGGAATCAAACATCAGCACAATCTACTGTTCCAGTAATGCTGGTAAGACAAACAAACGATGATGATGACCAACCCGTTTTAGTTTTAGACCAAGATGGTACGGGTGATATATTTCAAGCGTTTTCAGATACTAGTCAAGTATTTACAATCAATTCTACCGGCAACGTAGGTATCGGTACTACCAGTCCATCGTATAAGTTACAGGTAGAAGGAGGTCAGTCATTTTTTGATAGTGCTAGATTTGGAACTACAGGTGGGGATAGAATTGTAATATCAAATAGAGCTGCTAATGTAATGGCTGTTCAATCCTTTTCTTCAGAACTGTTCTTATCTTCATCATACAATGGGATATCATTTGAAGGAAGCGGTGCAAATGTTCTTATGAAGCTTACTGATGATGGTAATTTAGGTATTGGTACAACTAGCCCAATAGCAAAACTTTCTGTTTTATCAGCTAGTACTGGATATTCTTCGGATTCTCAAATTAAGATTTCTGACGGTTCAACTAGTTATTATGGGGGATTAAGTTTTGATGATGCAGGTTTAACAAGACTATCTGTTCGTAATTCCTATGATGGAACAGGCTCAATAATAGGATTTGGATTTGGAGGTAGCGCTGATAAAGTTCAAATCATCAACGGAACAGGACTAATAGTAAATGAAGGTAACGTTGGTATTGGTATAACTTCACCGCTTCAAAAGCTACACGTTACCGGATCCTCTGTTATCGCAGATGGAGCCGCTGTAGTTGACCCTGATGTAAAAGGCAATACAGTAGTATCTGGTAAGATAGTAGATGGTAGCGGCTGGGGCGTAGATTCCGGTATTGGTGGTAGAGCAGCAGGAACTGGAGATACTTGGGCTATTGGGCATAACGGTAACAGCCTCTATATGGCTATTGGTGATGGGGCTAATGCAAATAGTCTTTCAACATTCCTAAGAGCAGATTCAGATGGAACTATAGCTTTAGAAGGCTACGGAGCAGGTTACCTCAAGTCAGATGCTAATGGTAACATTACTGTAGATGCTGATACTATTGAGGATACTTTAGACTCGGTTACTACTAGAGGGAATACTACGACTAATAACATTACAGTAGGGAATATTACATCTACCTCTGGAGTTGTCATTATGGGACAAAATAAGATTGACGGAAGTTCTGACAATCTTAAAATAATGTCTGATTCTGAAAATGTAAGCGGCAGTTCTACTATTGAGTTTTCAGTTGATGGCTCTGAAAAGATGCGTATTGACAACAATGGTAACGTAGGTATTGGTACTACTAGTCCTTCTTACAAGCTAGAGGTACAAGGCGATTTCTATGTTAATGGAAGTAATGGTGCGTTAACAACAGCTAATTCTCAAAGTAATCTATACCTTCTTAATCTAACAAGAACATCAACATCTTTAATTACAGCAGGTAGTGTTGGTATCGGAACAGCTTCTCCATCAGCCAAACTTGAGATAAACAGCGATGCTACCCTACCTATAATTAGAGCTAGATATAATTCTACCTATTATACAGATTATGATTCTAATGGAATCAACTTTGTAGGTTCTGGTCAAAATTTTGACATCAGGGATAACGGTACTACTTTGCTTTATTTAAAGTCTGGCGGTAACGTAGGTATTGGTACTGCTTCCCCATCAGAAAAACTTCACGTTGTAGGCAATGTCCGCATTGAAGGTGACCTTACAGTCAACGGATCATACACACAGATTGATACAGATGTAAACACTACAGAGCAGTGGAACGTAACCAACGATGGTACTGGTCCAGCTGTAACTATTAATCAGACAGGGGCGCAGGACATTATGGATGTCCAAGACGATGGCACTAGTGTGTTCTACATTCAAGACGGTGGTAATGTTGGTATTGGGACTACAGACCCGACTAGTAAACTCCACGTAAACATCCCAGGCAATACTGTTGCTTTTAGAGCTAGCAGGAATGACGGTACTGACGGAGATTTAGAGATAAGCTTTGGTAGCGCATTAACAGCTTATAACTCAAAAGCTAGTGGTCATAGATGGCTTGAAAACGGGTCTGAAAAAATGCGTTTAAATGGCGGTAAACTAGGTATTGGAACTGCTAGTCCACTCGTTGAATTAGATGTAAGAGGTACTACAATTATAACTAACCAAAGTGGTTCTAATTATAACGAAAATCTCCGCTTACCTCAAGCAACTTCTGGATATGCTTCTATAGCCTTGGGAGGCACAATAGCATCTGGCGGAACATCATCAGCACAGTGGACAATTTTAAAATATCCTACTAGTAATAATTTTGCTATTAGGAATAACAACTCTGATTTACTATATATACAGACAGGTGGTAATGTAGGTATTGGTATTACCAATCCAAATTCCAAGCTTCACGTTTCAGACTCTACAGATATTTCTATGAGCAGCGGGGCTGCAGGTCAATTTGCAATTGAAGGTAATGGATACACAGGAGCTATTGCGTTAGACGCAACAGCTATGCATATATACCATAACTCCTCAAACAGAGCTTTGGTATTAGGTACTAATGAGACCGCTGCAATAACAATACATAAAAGTAATCAGAGTTTAGATTTTAATGCTTACGGTTCAGGTACATTCACAGGCACAGCTGCATATGCATTAGCTGTAGATAGTAGCGGAAACGTCATTGAAACGTCTGTACAAGGATCTCCTACAGGTGGTAGCGGTACTGGAAACTACTTGGCTAAGTGGGAAACTTCAAGTACGCTAACAGATTCCCCTATCTATGATAATGGGAACAACATCGGTATTGGTACTACATCGCCTAATTCAAAACTTCACGTTAATGGAAATGTAACCATTGGAAGTGTAGGAACGACAGCTCCTCAAGAACCGTTAATGGTTAAAACTTCTACAGAAGGATATTTCCCGGGTATAAAGATAGAAAACTACAATAGCGAGACTGGTCTATATATCCAAAACATTGATGGATACAATTCTGGTATTGGTACGGGTAGATATTACAACTCTGGATTTTGGAGATCTGATTTAGCATCACCGACATCTGTAAGATTTGATCAGGGGGTAATAAGGTTTTATGCACAATCAGGGGTTACCGCAGACGCTAATTATACGCCATCTGAAAGAATGCGTATTGCTGCTGATGGTAAAGTTGGTATTGGGACTACTAGTCCGCAAACTGAACTCCACGTAAAAGGAAATAATGGATGGGGTGAAGTAAGAATTGAAGGACAAACTTTTGCTAGTGGACACGGGGCTTCTTTAGAGTTTTACTCTGAAGGAACAGCTTTAGCAGATATCTACTCAAGTACTGATAAGCACTTGTACTTTAGGACAAACGGTACTACAGAACGTATGCGTATTACCGCTAGCGGTGATGTAGGTATTGGGACTACTAGTCCGACACAGAAGCTTGATGTTGCAGGAGGAGATATTATACTATCTTCAAACGCCACATACATAATTTCAAAAGATGCAAGTGGCAACACTCCGAGGATGTTCGGAATAAATCCTTCTAACAACACTTACATTGGACCTATAGATCCTTATGCTGGCGGTTCTATATTTTATGGTGTTTCTGCAAACGTATCTTCCCAAACGTTTTATACTGGAGCTAGTGCAAGACTTCATATTAATAGTACAGGTAATGTTGGCATAGGCTCTGTAACACCGAATAACTTCGGATTCTTAGAAAGGGTACTACACATCTCAGCAGGAAGCGCTTCATCTACCACACTACAACAAGCAGGTCTTGTTATTCAAGGTAGTTCAGACGCAGACGATGCAACAGATTTTGGATACCTAGCCTTTACTAACTATCAATCTACATTAGCAAACAACAGGGTAGCCGAGATTAGAGCCTTACGTGGCGGTACTGTAGACAAAGGCGAGCTAACCTTCTTTACAGCTGATGGCTCTGCTGTACTTGAACGAATGCGTATCACTTCAGGAGGCAACGTTGGTATCGGGACTACTAGTCCTAGTCATAAATTACACGTTGTTGGTGGAAATATATTTGGTTCTAGTAATGTTCTAGCTGCTAATAACGTATATGCTGCTGGTCCTAATGGTTTTGTTTTTGGGTCATCCACTTCGGAAGGTGAATATATATACAGGTCTGGAGATGATATTAGAGTCTATGCCAATGGAGGTGATAGATTAACAATATTGGGAACAGGCAACGTAGGTATCGGTACAACTAGTCCATCTGAAGCTTTACATATTTATCGCAACGCAGCATCTGCTGAGATAAGACTTCAAAATAACACGATTAGCTCTTACATAAGAAGTAATACAGACAATCTAAACTTCTACGTATCTAATGGTGAGAAGATGCGGATTAATAGCAATGGCAACGTTGGTATTGGGACTACAAGTCCTTCTCATACACTAGACGTTAACGGTGAACTAAGAGTTGGAACTGTAGTGCCACAAACATCTGCTGACTTTAGTGTACGCAAAAATGGTGCTAACATAGAGTTTGGACACGGAAATAGAACTAGCGGATATTACGGCACTATAGGTGTACAGGGCAATAATGGGATGCCTTACATAGCGTTAAGTGCAGACTGTGAGTCAAGTGTAAATACATTTACTACTAGAGGATTTAAAGGTAATGTAATAACTACCGATGGGGCTGGTAGCTTAATGTTTAGTCAGCTTACTACAGCTAATGCTACGGGTCAATCACTTACTGAGCGTATGCGCATCACTAGCGCAGGCAACGTAGGTATCGGGACTACGAGTCCTTCTTCTAAACTTGATGTAGCAGGTGCTATTCAAATTGGAGAGAATTCTGCCACACCTAATGTCTCTTACGGTTTATTTGGATACTCTGGAGTTGGATTAGGTATATCTTCTGGTGCAAGTGGAGCTACTCAAGGTATTGGTTTCTGGCTTAATAACGGAACAGCATACGAAGCAGGTAGATGGATTTCAAATGGAAATCTAGGTATCGGTACAACATCTCCTGTAGCTAAACTAGACGTTAATGGTGCTACGAGAATCGGTGGTAAGACTACATATACTAAAGGATACGCTTCACTTGATACAACAGGTAATGCTGTTGCTGGTCTTGAGACTTCTAACAACGGAAAATCAGCAAGGTTTGTATTTGAGATGCACGGTGGAGCGGGTGAATACCAGAGAATAGTATACGCTTGTTACAATGCCAGCGGTAACTGGTATCCAACAAAAGTTATAGATGAAGGCACAAATGCTTTTGACGTAACCGACTCAGGTAATGGAACGACTGTTACCTTTACATTCAAAGCAAGAACAGCTTCACAGGCTTATAGCCCTTATGTAACAATAGAACACGTGGGTGCAGCAATAGACACACAATACTTATAATCATAGATAATGGCAGAGATTAAAATACTCAATAACGAAATAGTTAGTGTATCAACTGGTAAACTAGGGGTCGGGACAACGAGTCCAGGAAATTTATTACACATTCGTTCAGGAGCATCTGGCTTCGGAGGCACATATGACGTTAGAAATAAATCTATTGTAGAAGCTAACGGTGAGGCATACTATGCTACTTATGTTCCAGATAATAGCTTCTCAGGTATAAGATTTTTTAACACTTCTGGACTAAGAGGGTTTATTGATTATTACCACGGAACACAAGGAGATGCATTAGTTTACTCTGCTACAAATCATCATAGATTTTTAACCAATGGTGTAGAGAGAGTAAGGTTAATTCAAAATGGCTACGTAGGTATCGGGACTACTAGTCCAAGTGAAAAGCTACACGTATCAGGAAGCATTCTCGCAAATAGTTCAGGGATTGCAGGAACTGTTATGCTGGGGTCTACATCAAATTCAGTTTTTGCAGATAGTTCGGGTAACCTTAAACTCTGGCAAAATTGGTCTTCATCTTCAAGAGCTATTGTAGCATCGGCAGGAGCTGTAACAGTCATCGGAGATACAAACGATAACGACTCAGCTACAGCTCATATTTTCACTGTACAAGAAGGGGATATAGCTGGAGGTAATACTAGAATGGTTGTCACAAAATCAGGCAACGTTGGTATCGGGACTACAAGTCCAACTCAGTCTAAACTTGTTGTAGCTGGAGACATATCTATACCTAGAAACAATTCTTTAGTTTTCTTAGAGAGTATAACAGGTACATTTAGAGCCAAGATAACGTCTCAAAACACATTCCCTACTTTTAATGGTCTTGAGTTTTATACTGGGAATGATGGCTCAACCCCTAAAATGACAATATCTGATACAGGTAACGTTGGTATTGGGACTACTAGTCCTAGTACTTCTTTACACGTTGTTAAGGACGCTTCTTGGGAGGTAGCTAGATTTGAAGCGGATTCTTACCCAACAGCTACAGTATACTCTCAAGCGGCAGCCAAGTATGCACAGCTTAACATTTACGACACTAGAATCAATTCTGAGCCCACAATGGAATTGCGTGCTGATACACCGCATTTTAACATCAGACTTGATAGTACAGGTAATGTTTTAACTATCCTTGATGGTGGAAACGTTGGTATTGGAACAACTAGTCCTTCATATAAATTAGATGTTGCAGGTGATATTTATATTAGTAATGGTGAATCACTATACTTAGGCAACGCTAATAGCAGAATATCCTCTAACTCTTCAAGCGACATACTTTACTTCCCTAATAATAACCACATTTTTGGTTCGGTAATTAGTGGAGCTGACGTAGAGCGTATGCGAATTACTGAAGCTGGTAACGTTGGTATTGGGACTACTAGTCCTAGTAATTTATTACACATACACGCTTCTGGTAATAATGCTTCCGCATTAATAATTGAGGATGACGATAGAAGACTGCAACTAGGTCGTGATATGATTGAATCCAGGTCTGCTGATGGATCTACCGTTCAAAATTTATATATACAGCCAAATGGTAATACAGCTTTTGCTACAACATCTGGCAACGTAGGTATCGGGACTACTAGTCCAGGTGCTAAGTTAGATGTTAGAGCGGATGCGCCTTCAACATCTGGAAGTATAATATATGTTAGAAATACATTAGCAGATGGAGCTAACAGCACATTTGGTGGTATTTCATTTTTCTCTAGCCCTGGAACCGATTATAGTATAGGCAAATTAAATACAGGTATTGCTTCAGCATTGGCGTTTAGAAATGCTAATAACGGCACGGAGTATATGCGTATTGATTCATCTGGCAACGTTGGTATCGGGACTACTAGTCCAGCTGCAACTTTACATATATCAAAAGGAAGTAATAATTCACCTACTGTATTACGTATAGAGAATGTAGACACTACTATAGAGACAGCTCAAGAAGTGAATACTATTCAATTCTATACTAACGATGGTTCAACTTCCGGTACTGGCATAACCTCTAAGATAGTACAGGTTGCGGAGAATCCGGGTAATCAATATGGGCTATCGTTCTATACTTATGATCTAGGTCTTGCTGAAGCCCTTAGGATAACTAATGACGGCAACGTTGGTATCGGGACAACGAGTCCTTCTTACAAGCTTGATGTAAGTAAAAATGCAACAGGTTATATTGCTAGAATTCAAGGAGACACAAATAATATATCGTTTTATGACGGAGGTAGTGGGGGCATTGGTATCGGAACCAATGTTAACCAAGACCTAAAATTATATACATCTGATAGTTTAAATAATGGTATTGTTATAAAAGCTTCAGGTGACGTAGGTATTGGGACTACTAGTCCTTTTAAAAGACTACACGTAGTAGCACAGTCTGGTCAAACAGAGGTTCTTGTAATAGAAGGTAATGATAGTTTAGGTAAGCAGTTAATACTTGGATACAATGCAACTGGAAATGGTTACGGTACAATACAGACGGTATATCAAGGAACAGCTTTTACGAACCTTTCAATAAATTCATCTGGTGGCAACGTTGGTATCGGGACAACTAGTCCAGCTGTGAAACTACAAGTTTCGGGTAATGCTAGTGTAGGGACTATAGGAACTCCAAAAAGTGATTGGTGGTCTGCATTTAATAGTATTCAAATTGGAGACGGTACAACTTTATGGGGTCGTGCTTCAGATACACACTTGTCTGGTAATTATTATGTAAAAGATAATTCTGGAACAGCGCAGGACACATACATAAACACAAATTATGCAAACGATTTTTGGCTTGACAATGCTGATGGAACATTAACATATAGAAACGCTGCATCAGGAACAGCAGGAACTGCTATCACTTGGAATACAAGACTGAAGATATTAAACAATGGCAACGTAGGAATTGGAACTACTAGTCCAGCCAGAAAACTTACTGTTAATGCACCTGGAGCAGCAAACGGCACTCAAAATATTACTGCTCAGTTTAGTAATGCTACTGTAGGAGCTACTTCAAGTGCTATTTATATTGGCGCTTATACTGGTACGGATTGGTTGATTGGTAAGAATATTTACGGAACAGCAAATCATTACAATTTTGAAATTGGTAATCAATCTAGCGGTTCTTCACCAGTTGTATCTATAAACAATAGTAACAATGTTGGTATTGGGACAACTAGTCCTTTAGCTAAGGTAGATGTACGTGGAGATTTAACATTAATAAAAACAACTACTGTAAACGCAGACTTTGGTGGTCCAGTATTGAGTATTGGAGAAACTACCTCTGAAGTGGGTATGAGTGGTGGTATTGCATTTACTGAGCTCCTAGGCACAAGCCCACAAAATGTCACAATGGGTATCTACTACGATGGTAAGGCAAATAAGATGCATTTTACTGGACCCAACGATGCCGAAGCAACATCTGGTGAAAACTTAATAACCGCTACCAAGCATATGACCATTACTAGGGATAGTGGTTTAATTGGTATCGGGATTATCAGTCCGTCTTCTAAACTTGATGTTAACGGAGTTATAAAGTATGGGAACAATGGAGCTTCAGTAGGTGCATTAAGTTATGGATCAAGTGGTCTTGTAACGCTTGAAGCAAGCAGTGCAAATACGAGTATTGGAATTATTCCATCAGGAACTGGCAACGTAGGTATTGGGACTACGAGTCCTAGTGAGAAGTTACACGTTGAAGGAGGAAATATATTAGTTGGTACTGATAGTGGTGACCCTTTCAATGATAGTGCATTGGTAGGAATACAAGGCACAACAGCTGCATACTTTCAAGCTAAGACAAATACTAGTGGTACTGCGGGGTTGTTATTGGGGGATACGGATGATGATTATCACGCTGGGTTAATATATAATAATAGCACCAGCGCATTTACATTTAACGCTGGGAATAATACACGTTTAACGATTGATGGGACATCTGGCAACGTAGGTATTGGTACTACTAGTCCAGGTGCTAAGTTGGATGTAAATGGTGTTTCTAGAATCTCGGGAGACTTTGCAGGGACTGGACAAGACCCATTACTAGAGTTTTACAATACAGATGCAAGTCTTGGTGCAAATCAAATTTTAGGTACAATTGATTTTTATCAATCAGACCCATCAGGAGGGGGAGTTGGTGTTGTTTCTAGAATACGTTCAATTAATGATAGCAGTTTTAAAGGAGAAGCATCTTTAACATTCCATACTGGCGAAGCTAATGTAAGCTTCCAGGAGAGAATGCGTATTACTAGTACTGGCAACGTTGGTATCGGGACTACTAGTCCAGACAGTAAATTACACATAGAGTCTAGTAGTGCTACAGGAGCTAATCTTATATTAGAAACTACTCATTCAAGTGGTATACCCTTATTAGATTTAAAAGGCTCACATTCAGCTCAATTAAGATATAAGGATGAACTAGATGTTATTCAGGGTAGAATTGATTTTGGAGATTCAGGAATTTTTAATTTCATAGACGTTCCCAATAACAGCTCTACGTTGTATCTTAAATCTGGAGGCAACGTAGGTATTGGGACTACTAATCCAGGTGCTAAGTTGGATGTAACTGGAGGTAGCATACAGTTATCAAATAGCGGAAGTGCAATTTATTTTGGTCCATCTAGCGCTGCTCAAATTATAGGTGTTAGTGGCGCATCTAGTTATCTGTCGTTTGGGACAATTGGTACTGAACGTATGCGTATTGATTCTTCTGGTAACGTTGGGATTGGGACTAATAACCCTCAATACAAACTAACTGTCTCTAGCGGTACTGCTGACATCGGTATACTAACAGCTTCTTCAGACTCTGGTTCTTACGTAGGATTCCTAGACAACTCTACATCTACCATCCCTAAAGTAGGAGCTGTAGGTAACAAGCTTATCCTAGATGCATCTCAGTACGTAGGGGTAAGAAGAACAGACCCATCATACGCACTTGACGTTAGCGGTACTATCCGTGCTACAGGTGATGTGATTGCCTACTCTGATGCTCGTGTTAAAGAGAACGTAGAAACGATCCCTAACGCACTTGATAAGGTTAAGGCTATGCGAGGTGTAGGCTACAACAAGATAGGTGCTGAGAAGCGTTCTATAGGGGTTATAGCGCAAGAGATGCTTGAGGTTATGCCTGAAGTTGTAAGCCAAGACGAACAGGGTATGTACTCCGTAGCTTACGGTAACCTAGTAGGTGTACTTATTGAAGCTATGAAGGAACAGCAAGCTCAAATTGACGAACTAAAAGCACAGCTAAATGGCTCTACAAAGTAGTGGGACTATAAAGATGTCGGAGATAAACACAGAGTTGGGGCGGTCTAGTACCGCTACCATCTCTTTGGATACAGCTGAGAACGGAGGATACGCAACCATCAATACTGCTTCCGCATCTTACCCTAACGCTAGCAACCCTGCGGCTATGAGCGAGTGGTACGGATACGATCACACCGCATCAGCAGCTGGATTCTTTAATGTAGTGAACAGTGGTCAGTCTACATCTGGAGCAGCGTGTGCATTGACAGGACCAGATAGCCTAACACTATACCACGGAACTTCAGGAACATCTGAATGTCCAACAATAGGAAGAACAGTATATACCGATTCTGCCAAGACAACACCATTTGATGGTCAAGGTCTGTACTGGTACTCACCTGTTTGTGGTAAATCCTATCTGATTACCTCAGCAGGTTATGTTGAAGGTGTATTTACTTGTGTTGAGTCAGGTAACATATCTACCGATGCAGCGGGGCAAGCTGAGGAGGCTTGTAACTTCACAACTAATGTATTGGTATACAAGAGTGGGTCTACAGCAGCTCCAGTAGCATTAGATACACTATGGACCGATTCACAGCTGTCAAATCAGTTCCAGCCATCAGCAGGGTTCAACCAATGGTATGCTTACACACCTACTGGAAGTTCCACTAAGTACAACATATACTTGCTTGATTCAAACAATGAGACAGTTATAGAATCAGTAAATATCTGTCGCTAAAATTATTATTTTTGTAACGTTATAACATAAACATTTTAAAATGGCTAACACTTATTCTTGGGACTGTCGCACAGTAGATGCGTACCCAACACACACAGACGAGAACGGGGTAACCGAATCTCAAGTTGTCTACAACGTACACTACCGTGTAACCGGAACAGACGGCACGAACAGCTCTACCGTAATTGGTACACAAACTTTGGAGACTGCTGACTTATCTGGCTTTACAGCTTTTGATGCAGTAACTCACGAGGATATGATTGCTTGGACTAAAGGAGCAATGGGTACAGAACGTGTATCAGAGATTGAGGCATCTCTAGATTCTCAAATTGCAGATCTTGCAGCACCGTCTTCAGTAACGTTGACTATCGCAGAGCCGACTCCAGAAGTTGAAGAAACTCCTGCTGAATAATGTGGTTCTCGGTTCACGGGACTACAGGCGCAGCAATAACATTAGCCACTGGGGATTATATCCTTGGTGGCTCTGTTGCTTTTGTATCTCACTTTGTGTGGGACTACGTGGGTGAGTCTGGTCTAAGGGATCAGTTCCACGCAGCAATCATTGAAGCAACGTGTTTTGCTATGTTTCTGGTAGGCGCTTACCTCACTGGTCACTTCTGGCTCGCTTCCTTTGGATACATTATGGGATGTATGCCCGACCTCATTGATAAGCCTAGACGTATGATCTTCGGTAAGAAGGAATGGTTTAGCTGTCACAACGGTCCAGGGCTATTCCAATACAAAGGGAAGAAGCTAGGATACCCTGTGAAGTATCCACTCAATGACGTACAGACAGCTGTCCTTAACTATGGTATGTCACTATTGTGGCTAGGCATTGCCATCGTGTCAGCATTATAGATTTTGCATTATCTTTGTACCACGTTAATTAACTTAAACATTTAAACATTATGGCTGACAAGGCTAAACTTACGGAAGAGGAATTGAAGTCAATCCAGACTGCTGTATCTAACCTCACTCAAGCAAAGACTATTCTTGGCGAAGCTACTAACCAAGCTTTCAAAGCACAGCTTCAAGTAAACTCTATGGAAGAGGCAATGGCTTCTGCACAAAAAGAACTTGAAGACAAATACGGTTCTATCACCGTTGACCTAAACACAGGTGAATACGAGGAAGTCGTAGAAGAAGCTGAAGAGGTTAAGGAGTAACATTCTTACCACGCTTACACTCAGAGGGTTACAGAAATGTAGCCCTCTTTTTTTATATCTTTGTGGTTATGAAAGCAAAGAAAGATTCACGTTTAGCACGAGCAGGAGTTAGCGGTTTTAACCAGCCTAAGCGTACTCCTAATCACCCTAAGAAGTCACACATCGTAGTGGCTAAGGTGGGTGACAAAATCAAGACCATACGCTTCGGAGAGCAAGGAGCAAGTACTGCTGGCAAACCTAAAGCTGGGGAGTCTGATCGTATGAAGAAGAAACGTGCATCATTCAAAGCTCGTCACTCTAAGAATATCGCCAAAGGTAAAATGTCCGCTGCGTACTGGGCAAACAAAGTGAAGTGGTAAAAATGAACGAAACTGATATCAAAGTAATGCTCTTAAACGCAAGCACCTTTGTGGTGACATTTGCTCAAGTAGAAATGGCGCTAAAGATTGCGCTTCTATTAATCTCTATCGGATACACTGCACAGAAATGGTATCTAATGCACAAGAACAAGAATGGCTAAGATTGGAGAAGATACAGAAATCACACTAGACCTTAAAACGATAATAGCTGTGCTGTTCTTTCTTGGTACAATTATCGGTATGTGGTTTACACTCAAGGCTGATATTGAATTAGCCAAGGAACTTCCTGAGCCTAACATCAGCCGAACAGAATATGACCTTAAAGACCAGATGATTCGTGATGCGATTATGACTACGCAATCACAAGTTGAGGAGATAGGCAAGGATGTAAAGGTTATTGACGAGCGTCTATTTGAAATCCAACAGAATCAGAAATGAGAAA